GAGCAGCCTGAAATAAATCAGCTGCTCCTTCGGATCAAGTTTTCCGGCGCTCAATTTGATGAACGCGCGGAACTGCTTGATAAAATCCATCTTTTCCATAACGACATCCCGCCTCCCGCCCGTCGTCCCCTCGTCTTACAGCAGCTTCCCTTCCGTGTCCTCCTTCTTGTCTTCGAGGATCTCTCCCGTCTCCTTGTCCACGGCTGGCTCCTCCTGCGGCGCTTCCACCGTCTCAGCCTCGGCGTCGTAGGTGTTCTCGTCCGGCGCATCGAGGATGTCGCCTGTGTCCTTCGTAAAGCTCTTCACTGTGCCGTCGGCCGATACGCCGCGCACGAACTCAGTCTTGAGCGGCGCGTATTTCAGCGCCTGCTTCAGCACCGTCTTCTTCGCCATCGCGTCGAAGTTCTTCGTCCAGGGCGAGTAGTTCGAGCTGTAGGACTGCGAGTAGGCTTTCGCGTGCTTCTGGATGTCCTCGACGCTCATGACCTCGAAGCCGTAGCCACCAGCCTTCGTGTGCCAGATGGCGTAGTACATCGTCACCCTGCCGCGGTCTTTCAGCGCAGGGACGTGGCGGAGCTTCGGCGTGAGGCCGAGCTCATATTCGAATTCGTCATTCTCGTGCACCTCGTGCGCTGTGACGTCCGTGATCTCGCCGGAGCGATACGCGAGGTCGATGAGACCTTTGTAGCCGAGCTGGAACTGACACTCGAGCCGTCCGTGATTGCGGTACGGGATGAGGTACGCCTGTCCGAGCGGCGTGTTCGGCTCGACGCCGAGCTGCGCGGCCTGCATCATCGCGCCCATGAAGCTCTGCGGCGTGCACTCCGAAAGCTGCGGCGTCGAGGAAAGCGCCGTCAGCACCATGCGTGCGAAGCGCTCGCCCGTGAGCACAGACGGAAGGGCTTTCTGAATCTGCGGCATCATGCTCTGCACGAGCGCCTGCATGGATTTCCTTGCGCCTCCCTGTGCCTGCATCTGGTTCTGCCTTGCGGCGACAATGCCGCCTTTCGTGGTTGCCATGGTGAAAATCTCCTTTCAAAACTCAGCAGAAGCGGAAAATCCGGCAGGGCTTTCCCTCCCGCTTGTACTGCTCGTAAATGTCCGGCCGCTCGGCGCGCAGGCGCTTCGTGTCGATGGTCGTGTTGCCCTTGCGCGTCTTCCATGTGATGCGGCCGCCGGTGTGCTCGTCATCGCCATAGATGGCGACTTCATGGTCGCCCATGAGCGCCTTGATGCGGTTCTCGCCTGCGCGGATTTCCTCTTCGGCTTGCCGCTTCGCCTCCTCGAAACGATGGATGCTCTCGATTTCCGTCGCGATGTCCTCAGGGAGCCGGACAGCCTCGACATTTCCGCCGTGGAAGCGCTCGCGGAGTGCATCGGAGCACGACATTGAGCCGTCCACCTCAGGAGGGATGCCGCAGGTCACGTTCTTCGCCCAGAAGACGTGCTCCGCGGCGAACAGTGCCTCGATGTCGTCCTCGTTGCGCTCGATGCATTTCCACACGTAATGCTGGCCGCCGATGAGCGCGGCGATGTACCAGCGCGGCAGGCCCGTCACCATCATGTAGTGCTGGCACTGCACATAGTAGCTGTCCGGGACGTTGTCTCCCTCCCAGTCCTTGTACTTGAACGCCGACGTCGTCTTACATTCGAGGCCCGCGTCCTCGCCGATGACGAGGCGGTCCACGTTCGCGAGCAGGAACGGATACGCGACGCTTTCGAGCATACCGTGCCGCTGCACTTTCTTGCCCGTGCGCTTCGTGAACTCGCGCGCCACCATGTCCTCCAGCTGCGTCCCCCAGTAGACGGCCTCCTTCTCGGAAATGTCCTCTGGCTCGACCTGCCCCGTCTTTTCGAGCCACAACTGGTACGGGCTCTTCCAAGGATTCACGCCGACGATGATGCCCGCATCCGAACCGCCGAGTCCCTTGTTTCGGAGCTTCAGCCATGCCGCTCGGTCCTCCATCTCGGACGCCTTCATGATGAGGTTGCAGCCCTCAATCTTCGCCATCAGTCTTCACCTCGCTCGACGAGCTTCTCCTGCGTGCTGCTGACGCGGATGTTCGTCAGGTAATGCGGAGAACGGTTCTCGAGAAGCGCGGCCTCCTGCCGCACCTCGTCGCGGTCCGCGCCAGTGATTGTGAACGTCACCTGCCGCATGTAGAGCTTCGTGTCACCACCTGTCTGGGTCATCGAGCGGGCTCCCTCCTTCCGGTTCATAGAGCGGATTGTCATCTCCACCCCATCCTTCCTCGATGTCATCAAGGTCAATCACGGGCGCATCGAGAACCATGTTTGGGTCATCATCGCCCGACTGTTCCACCTGGCGCTCGGCATCATCTTCGTCTTTGGCGAGGACTTGCGTTGTGAACGAGTGCGAGATGGTTCCTGTGACCGTGTACTTGAAAAGCCGGTTTGACTTCCTGCCCATTGGCAAAACCTCCTGAAAATGCTAGAATGAACTTGCATATATCACTTCTTGAATGACGTCAGCGTACCGGGCTGGCGTCATTTCTTTTTGCGCGCTTTCTCGCGCTCCCATGTACGCTTCGCGCAGGCCTCGCATTTCGTGTACCCTGGCTTGACCGGCGCATGATGGCAGCTGACGCAAATGCCGTGGTCTTTGTACCAATGATATTCGTTGCGTTTCTGCTGTAGCGAGCGGATGCGTCCAAGGCGCGTGTATCGATGCACGCGGCGGTATTCCTGCCACTCTTCCGGCGTGAGCTCCGATGTCTTCTTTTTCAATGCTTCAATCCCTCCTTGATCCGGCGGAAAAGGTCACGGCAGTGCGGGCAGAGCGTGTGGCCGTCCGGGCGAAAGCTCTTATGGCACCTCACGCAGATGCCGTGTTCCCGTGCGTATGCATTCCTCTTTCCCGCCCGCTTTGCAGTCTCGATTCGTTCTTCATCCGTCATCAAATCAGCCCCCTCACAGCCAGCATCCACACGGCAATCGCGCATCCGATGACACCTCCGACGGCAAAGGCAAGTGCCAGCATAGCATGCCAGACATGCGGCATCAGGTAGGGCATTTGGAAACCGCGAAGCCATCCGCCGATGCTGTGGATCGTCTCGTCCACCGTCAGCCCGGCAAAGCCGAAAAGATGCGTGAACGGGTATCTCTGTTCGTGTCTCATGCAATCACCTCCCGTCACGGCTCCATGAACCCCGTCAGCAGCAGCAGCGACATCAGGATGAGCCCAGCGAGGAACAACGGCCCGATGATGTTGTCCTCGAACCATGTCAGCGCTTTTCGGTACTGGTCACGCGTGTGTGCGTCCTTCCTTGCTTTCAGATTGCTCATTTTGACCTCCTGCCCGTCCTGACATGGCCGCTCCGTTGGTGCGTCGGCGGCATGTAGCCGTGACCGACCGTCTCGCGCTTCGAGCCGGTGTAAAGTTCGCGTTCTTCCTTCGAGCGGTTGCCGCTGTAGCGGCAGTCCTTGAGCTTGCAGTGGAAACATCCTTCGCCCGGCTCGCATCCTACTGGCCGATGTGTCTGTGGCATCGGCATCGCCTCCCATCAAAGGCCCGTGAGCACGGTGTAGATGCCGATGGCCCATACCGCACAGCAGGCGCCGATAAACAAATATTTTGCGACTTTTTTGAGCGTCAATTTTCGCCCTCCTTTACCTCATGGAAAACACAATGGAGAGGGATGTCGCCATCCTTCTTGCAGAGCGACGCGGCAATCTTGAGCCCCGTGCGCATGTAGAACGGATGTCCCTTCATGATGCGCAGGAACGTTGACTTGCCGATTCGCATCGCTCTCGCAACGAGGTTTGCGCTGTATTCGTCGCGGATGCTCCTGAGTCCGTCGAGCACTTTCTTGTTCAGCACGTACCGCTTAATCGCTGGCATGGCGTTCACTCGCTTCCTCGTCGATGCGGTCAACGTACGCTTCCAGGTCGTCCCATGCGATGAGCGAGGACTCTTTCGGCGTGAGCTCGTCGATGACGCGCCATGTGCGGAAGTCCTGCGCGTAGGCTCCGCAGTAGTGGATGCGGCTGCTGTCGCTGACGTAGCACGGCACGACGGTGTAGCAGTGGCCGTTGTAGTCTTCAATCGTAGCGTTCATTTTGCCCTCTCCTCCTCATCATCATCGATGTCCATGCCGCGGATGGCATGCAGGAGCTTGTCACGCGAGCGCTTCACAGCGTTCTTCGAGCGTCCGTCCCCTTCGCCGAGGTTTTCCATCATGGCGATGGCGTTCTCCATGTCTTTTGCGTCGAGCGTGTCCGCGCGGTTCGTGTCCTTGTAGACGTCCATGATGCACCATTCGATGTGCTTCATGAGCTTGTATGCGAAATCCCGAAGCTCCCTTGCCCGGTCGCTCTTCTTCACATCGCGCGAGAGCGTTGACAGCTCGTGACGGAGAGCGTTCACGCCGTAGTGGAAGCTCGCGTCATACAAGCTACAAAGAAGAGACTCTTTTTCTTGCTGTCTCATGCCGTCTTCGCCTCCTTCTTCTTCGTGATCTTGATGTCCGTCACGACGCGGCCTTCCTGCCTGGCAAGCAGCTCGGCAAGGAGTTTCAGGACTTTTTCCGGCTTCGGCGGGTTGATGAATCCTTCAATCTGTTTCATGATGATGCGTCTCCCTTCCTCATGATCCAGTCCATGATTTTCTCGGCCTTTTCCGTGAACTCCCAGAAGCGCTTGACGTCGTCATAGTCGATGTCGTCTTCCATGAGCTTTCGGAGATACGTGTTGCTCTCGTCGCAGATGCTTGCCATTATGAGGAGCTCCTGCCGCGCCTGCTGCATGCAGATGGCTGCTTTGACGTCGAGCTCATTGAGGCTCTGCTGCATGGTGATTCTGACGGATGGTGCCATGTGTCACTCCTCCTTTCAAAACTGTGGTACAATCACCTCGGGAAGGAGGTGATTTCAATGGAACCTATTGAATCATTGGCTCCAAACGACGCTAGGCTCGCAAGTTGGATGTATGAACGAGTGGTAAGGCATATCAATCGGTTTGAATCAACTCTTCCGGATGACATGCAAGCTGGAGGGCGTTTCGTCTCGTCTTCCAACGGATATACATTCAACATTGATGACGTCAGTTATTGGAACCCAGACATGATTATCTTTTCAGGAACGGGCCCTGACGGTGAAAAAGTTCGTCTTCTTCAGCACACATCTCAGCTGAACCTCTTGCTCGTGGCCGTTC